GTCATGGGCGTTGTCGGAGGTGAATACGGGGTGATCCTCCAGCGCGAGCGGCTTGTCCGCATGTCGCGCACCGGGGATGCGGACGCGCCGTTCCAGTTTGACCCGTTCGGGCATAATTTCGGCTGCGCTTCCAAGGCCTCAATCGCACGGGCGGGTTCGTCGGTGTTCTATTTATCGGATCGCGGCTTCATGGCTTGCGAGAACGGGCAGGCACCGCGCCCCATCGGGGATCAGAAGTTCGATAAGAGCTTTCGCGATAGCTTGGGCGAGGATGATTTCGAGCGTTTGTGGTCGGTAATTGATCCGAAGAACACGCGCGTCATGTGGGGGATACCGGGCCAGATCGGAACGGTCTGGGTTTACGATTGGTCGCTGGATCAAGCTTCGACCCTTTCGCTGCCGTTCGATGGTCTGTTTGCAGGTTTCGAGAACAGCACCGACTTGGATTCACTGGCGGCGATCTACCCCGACCTCGACGCGATGCCAATTTCGCTTGACGATCCGCGCTGGAGTGGCGGGGCACCGCGATTCTATGTCGTGCAGAATGGGCAAATCGGTGTTCTCGTAGGCGCGAACATGGTGGCGCGCATTACGACCGGAGAATTTCCGCCCAACGGCGTGCGGACAACTCGTATGCGAGCGGTATGGCCGGACACGGATGCGATTACGGGTGTGACGTGTCAGGTGACGCAGGCCCAGCGGCGCGGGGACCGGGGGCAGGATCGAGCGGCAAGCAACATGCAGGCATCGGGCCGCATCCCGATTCAGGCGAACGGCAAGTATCTGACCTTCGATTGGACGATCGATAACCCGGATTGGACCTATATCGACGGGTTCGAGATCGAACAAAGCGCCGGGGGGCTGCGAAAGCAATGAGCTGGCCCAAGGTTCCGACAACATTCGGCACGGACGATTGGCCTCGCAAGATCGCGAATGCGGTGAACGATCTTCTTGGGCGCGCTGATGAACTGGAAAAGGCGACCAATTGGGCCGCTTTACAAGACTTTCCCGACGATGCGGCTGCGGCAACAGGCGGCGTAGCAGTGGGCCAGCTCTATCGGACTGGTTCAAGCTTGAAGGTGCGCGTCACATGATCCGCGAAGCATGGGAGGCTTACGAGCCCTTCCGCGAACAGTTTACGTCCCTCGCTCCTGACAAATACCCGCCCGAATACATCGACAGCTGCGTGATGATCGGCAGTTGGCGATGCTGGGGCACGGACGAAGCGGCGATACTGTTTGAACTCAAAAAGTACCCGTCTGGAATTACCGAAGTTTACGGGTGGGCGGCTGCGGGTGAATTGAACGCAATAAAAGAACTAATCTACGCCGTTGAGATTTGGGGACGCGCCAATGGAGCGCGTGCGGCGGAAATCGAAAGCCGTCCTGGTTGGTCGAAGGCTCTTGCAAGTGAGGGCTACGAAATAACGCAGGTTTGTATTAGAAAAGTGTTGGCCTAAAACGTGTCTTGGCCTAAAGTAAACGGGCCGCGACAGTGCGACTAACACTGCGCGACCCTAACCGAAACGAACATGGAGCGTTCGAGTGGCTGTGCACCCTTTGCCTGAAGCAGCAATGCTGCGTCAACTCTTTGAGTACGAACCCAAGACTGGTACCCTTGTTTGGCGTCCTCGCCACCAAGGCATGGCCAAGCCCGACGGCAGTCTAATCACTCATCGTGAGGCTGGCATTTTCAATACGCGTTTTGCTGGAACACCAGCTCTTGCCGTTGTCCAACCGAATGGAATGATGACCGGCAGTCTCTTCAGTCGAAAAATCTTTGCCCACGTCGTTATCTGGGCGTTGCACAACAAATGTTGGCCAGAACATGAGGTAGACCACATCGATGGCGACTGCCAAAACAACAGAATTGAAAATCTCCGGGCGGTAACCCCGTCGGAGAATCAAAGAAACAGAAGTAGGCCCAAGAACAATACTAGCGGTTGCGTAGGTGTATCATGGCATACCCGCGACAAAGTATGGCGCGCGTATATTGGTTCCGAAAAGGGAAATACAATTTCTCTCGGAAGTTTTGGCTCAAAATTTGAAGCGATCACTGCCCGAAAAAAGGCTGAGGCGCAGTACGGCTATCACCCAAACCACGGGAGAGCCGCTAACGGATAGGAGGCGACCATCGGACTCTCTAGCAAAAAAACGACCACGACGCAGAAAACAACCCCGATCTACGACAAGCAAATCATGGGTGCCGCGAACACGTTGCAGAACACCTATGCGGCACAGGCCCCCAAGGTTGCGGCGATGGCCGACCAGTTCGGCGGTGTGACGAACGACCTGCTGGCGCGCTATACGTCCGGCGATCCAACTGTCACCGCCGCGAACGATTACGTCCAGAACACGCTGGGCAGCGATCCGACGAACAACCCGTATCTCGAAAGCATGATTTCGCAGACGAACGATAACGTGCGGAACCAGCTACAGGCCAGCATGGGCACGCGCGGGCTGACGGGTTCCAGTGACTATTACGGGCTGATCGGCAAAGGTCTCGCGCAGAACGAAACCGGCCTTCGCTATGCCGATTACGACCGATCAATGGACCGCAAGGCGCAAGCGGCGGGCATGGCGGGCGGCGTGGCGGCAGGTCAGTATATCCCGCTCGCTTCTGCCCTCTCGACCGGCGGTTTCGCAACCGGCGCACCGATGGACGCGGCGCTTCGCAATGCGGCGGGCGTTGGCGGGCTTCTGGGGGGCTATACCTCGCAGACCGGCACGCAGAAGCAGAGCGGCGGCTTCCTTGGCGACCTCTTGCTGTCCGGCCTTGGCGCGGCGGGCGCGTATTTCGGGGGGCGCGGCTAATGGCTATCGGGTTCGGCAAGCGCGGTCTGTTCGGAGCCAAGATGGGCGCACCGATCGGAACGCCCGGTATCGGTGACGACATCCAGCGCCAGCGCATGGGAATGCCCGATATGGCACCCGGCCTAGGAATGCAGGCCGAACAGCCGAAGCAAGGCCGTGGCAGCTTCCTCCCCTACGCCCTTGCAGCGGTCGAGGACACGCTTTCCCGGCAAATGGGGTATGCACCCCAAGGCGTAGCCCGGATCAACGCCCAGCAGGCCGCACAGCAGCAGGCAATGGCCGATCAGGCGGCAGAGATGCGGAAACGGTCGCTGGATATGGCCGACTGGCAGGCAAAAAAGCAGTGGGAGATCGACAACGCGCCCCCGCCGAACAACGACACGATCAACGATTTCGAATGGTATAAGGGCCTGTCGGGCGCTGACAAGGAACTCTATCATCGCATGAAGCCGCAAAACATGATCGTCGATAATGGGGATGGCACGAAGTCAATTATCCCGATCGGCGCGAATGGTCCGATAGTCGGCGGCGGACAGCAGCAGGCACCCTCCAAGCCGGTTGGCGGACTTATGCCGATGGGAGGTCCGACGCAGCCCGCGTCGGGCGGGTTTCGATAAGGGCTTCGACCCGCTTGGATGGGCGAAAGGCCAAGGCCTGACCCCGACCAGTGGCTTTCGCACGCAAACGCACCAAGACTCGCTCAGAGCGCGCGGGCTGACTCAGACCCGCCATTCCTCGCACACGCGGGGGGATGCACTCGACTTCGCCGTTCCGCGCGGCATGACCAAGGCGCAGGCAATCGAGATGGTGAAGCGCCAATATCCCGGCGCAAAGGCCATTCCAAGCAATGGCAACGCAATTCACGTAACATTCCCCGGTTGGCGCAACGCACCGGACGTAAGCGGCTCGCGCCGAAGGTATGGAGGCTAAAGTATGCCGCGTTTCACCGATCAGGCAGGCAATGTGTGGGAAGCCACCGGCCCCGATGATCCCAATCCGGTTTTCGTGTCTGGCCCTCAGCGTGGGCCGGTGACGATCGGGCGTCCTGATCCGACGTTGCAGTATGAAGCGCCGAAGGCTGCGCTCGACATTGAAAATACCCGCAGCACCATTGCAGATCGTCAGGCCGACAATGAGATGGCTCGGCGTAATTTCGACCGTCAGTTGAACAATGACGCGGCCAATCGCGCTCTAGCCGAACGCCGCCTTGCACTGGACGAGGCGGCGGCGGAACGTGCTGCGGCGAATGCTGGTGGCAAAGCGCCCGATCCAATGAAGCTGGCGCAGTTCCGCGCGCTGGAGCAGCAAATCG